TATGCAGGTGGAGGAGGAGGAGGTTGTTCTGATGGTCAAGGTATAGGTGGTTCTGGTGGTGGTGGAAATGGTAATGGTGGAGCTGGAACTAATGGGCTTGGAGGTGGTGGTGGAGCTAATGCTGCTGGTGGCTCAGGAATAGTTATTATTAGATATTTAACAGATGACTTCTTTATTAGAGATGGTGGAGCATTTATCCAGAATTTTCTATAATGATACATACACTAACTATAAATACTACAATATAACTATTGATACATAAAAGATATTAAGGAAAATAAATATGTGGCCGACAGCAGACAATAAAGAATGGTTAGATGCAATTAAAGCTGATATGGCTAGAGTTGCTAACAACCCATTTATGTCTCCTCAACAACTTCGTGGACTTGCTGGTTTAGGTGGAACAATTGTGACTCCAGGGTTAGACTTTGGTTTTTCTGAAGGTGGTACACAAGCTAGTGAACCTACTGGTAATGAAATTGGTGATACTTCTTCAATCGGTACTAATGCAATTCAAATCTCATCTCCTGATGCAAATGGTATGGCTAGGTTTAGTGATGGTACTTCAAGATATGTAGGTGTAAATCAAATAAATAAAATTGATAATGGTGGTGGAGTAGGTGGTACTGGAACTGGAACAGGTGGAACAGGTATTGATATTGGTTCAATTGTTGATAAACAGAGAAATAATCATTTAAACGAAATCCAATCTTATCTTGATTCTGCTCGTGATCTTCGTGATGAAACCAGTAGAATGATTGATAAAAAGAGAGATCAATATAAAGATCTTTGGACTGAAGGACAGAAAGATATAAATAACACCTTTGAGGGTGAAAAAGGTAATGCTCGTAGAACATTTGCTGATTTAACATCTACTGAGGGGAATCGTGCTCGTGCTCTAGGACTTGGTGGAAGTGCTACTGATTATGCTGATTCTCGTAGGTCTGAACAGATGGGTAGACAACTTGGTGATATAAATACAAATAACTCTAATAACCAAATGGAAAATAAGAGAACTTTTGATAATAGAAATACTCAAGCTGATTCTTGGCAAGAAGAAGCAGATAGAAATTATAATAATGCTGAACAGACTGCTCAGACTGCTCGCAACTCTGCATCTGATACTGCTGATAATACTATGCTAGGTTGGCTTGGACAACTTATACAGAATCAAAACGCTATCAATGCTGTTAAGGGTGGAATCGGTGCTGATGTAGCAAATCCTTATGCTGTTGATACTTCTAAATTGACTTCGTTCTTGAATAGTAATCTTGGAGGTGGTACAACAAGTACGGGGACTACCCAAGATGGTAATCCAGTAGACAATGCTCTACTTCTTGCAAACTTGAAAAAGAATCAGTCTAATTTATACGGAGTTAGACAATAGCCGATAGCCATAAATCGGCTGGAGGCTTATGGGATACTTTGATAACTTATTAAACTCAGCAAAAAATACAATAAATGATTTGCGTGTCGCAGGATACAACTCAGATTTTGCTAAGAATACAAACTCCTGGTTAGCTCAAAACTTTAATCAAGAAACTATGCCTGGTGTTAGTGCTATTGCTGCTCTTGGCAAGGGATATACTGGTGGTGCAACTGGAAATCTTGGAATAGATAGATTTGCACAAAACGATGCCATAAAAGCATATCAACCTAAATCTCCTCTTGATTTTCTATCTTATGGTACAGGACAGGCTATTGGTACTATAGCTAATCCTATTACTCGTGGTGCAGGTATATTAAATTCTCTTAAAAATCAAGTTAATGGTTCATTGTTTGGTGCTGGTTCTAGTATGTTACTTAATGCTTTATCTGGTAAGAATATAACTCTCCAAAATACTCTTGAGGGTGCTAGTCAAGGACAGAAGTATTCATGGTTATTCCCATATACTAATTCTGCTACAGATAAAGCTATGATTTATGCCGCCAATAAATTTCCTAGTGTAGCTAAATATCTAGCTCCTGTTACTGAGGCTGGTATTACTCAAGCTAAAAATGCTATGAGTGTTGCTGGTGCAGATGGAGTTAAATCTTTCTTGCCTAAAGCAGCTTCATTTATTGCTAAAAATGTAGTTCAACATGGATTACAATCTCCTCTTGAAACTGGTGTATTCGCTGGTGCAGATACTGTAGAAAATGGTGGAAATTACTTTAATAACTATGCAAAGCGTTTCTTACCTGACATGGGTTCTAATCTAGTACTTGGTGGATTAACTGGTGCTGCTGGTACAATTGCTCCTGGTTTTAATGCTATGGACAATAAACCAGAAGTTCCTTTAGATCCAGTAGTTGAACCACAATTTGAACCTCAGATGCAAACACCTGAACTAAAAACTCAGATGCAAACACCTGAACTAAAAACTCAGATGCAAGCACCTGAACCAAAAAAGATATTCCAAACTTCCGATGAGATGTTAAATAGTAAGGAGTTCTCAAAAGAAGAAGATCGTATTGCTAATGAAAAAAAGAAAGTAGCTGAACTTACTCAACTAAGTCCTGGTGCAGTAGATGAACTGTATAAAGTTACACAAGACCCACTAGCCATAGTAAAAGAAGTAAGGGCACAGAGAAATGAAACCGAACCTACTTCTTTAAGTGATATATTGGCTAATAAAAAGTTCCAAGTTTCGACTGAACCAAATGCTAAGCCAGATGCTGAAATGAACGCTGACTTCCAAAAGTCTGAATTAGTTAAGAAAACTGGTCTATCTGATGTATTCGTTACACAAAAACTCAATGAGGGTTATTCTCCAGAAAAGATATATTCCGCTTATTCTTATGCCAAAGATTCGCCAACTCCAGTTAAATCAATGGAGGGTTACATTACCAAGTCTTTGCGTACTGATAACTTCTCAAAACCCGAAGTGAAACCTGTTAAAACAGAGGATAATGGTTATTTCGACAGTTTACTCCAAACTGAGCCAGGTAAACAGGTACAACCAATCGTTGAACCTGTTAAACCTGCCGTAGAACCGATTGTACAGCCTCAACCAGAGGTGGATAAATCAGAAATAACACCAGAAACATACAAATATGACAAAAATACAGTAGATTCAGACCTTGAAACACTTAAAAAGGTTTCCAACAAAGTTGAAACACCCGAAGGTAAAGCACAAGCACTTAAATTTGTTGGAGCATTTGGGAATAGTTTAGATGAAGAATTAAAAGCTCGTGGTGTTAATTTCTCTGACTTTGTAGACCAAGTAGAATCAGGTAATGTAGATCCAAAACTTCAAGATCTTGCTAAAACAACTAAGAAGTTCTTTGACACTATGGCTGATGTGGGAACTACTAGACAAAATGTTACTCCTCTTGAACGCCAAAACTACTTCCATCGTGTTTCTGAGGATATGATTGCTAATAAACAAGATAAAACGGCTGGTGATGTTCTTACTGCTTCCTATACCAAAGCTCGTACTGGTAAATTGACTGATTACATTAAAGACCCTCGTTCTCTAGTTGATTATGCTAATGAAGCTATTGGCAATGTAGATAAGACTCAACAAGCATATATTAAAATCGCAAATGATTCCAAGAATGTATACCAGGAAGAAGCAAAAGATACTGGATTAGTTGATATGTTAAAGAAAAAGACCAAGTTTAGTATTACTGATTCTATTAAAGCAAAAATAGATTCTGGAGAGATTAAAGCTCCTGAGAAAAAAAATGTTTATGAAAATATAAAAACAGATGGTAGGTTATTCCGTTCTATAGACCAACTTGGATCAGAAGCTAACACAGATAAGAAATTTTATAACGACTTCCTATGGAACTTTAAAAAGGCTCAGGTAGAAAATGGTAGATATATGGAGTCTTTGATTAATATGCCAGAAGAAGAGTTGGTAGCTATGGCAGGTGGTAAACCAGATAACATGAATAAAGATGAAGCTTTAATTATTTTGACTGGTAGAAACTATAAAGAAGCTCAAGCTGCTGCAATCAATAAGTACTTTGAGAATGTTAAAAATGCCGAGTTTAAAGATAATAGACTTAAAAAGCTAGTAGATAACATATTTGAAGAATATGTTGGTAATGATGTTAAAGTAGACACTAAAATAGACAAGATTTTGTCTGCTATCAGAGGAATAACAGCCAGAGGAGCTTTGGGACTAAACCCAATGCCAGCTTATAGTAATCTAAAAGAGATAAATCGTGTTTCTTCTCTAGTTGATGGTGATGTCTTTAAGAATGCAATCGTTGATGCTGGAAAACATGACTATACTGTAGAGTATGGATATAACTCATCGAAGGCTTCTGAGGCTGGTGAAAGAATAAAATCAGAGAGAAATGCAATAAGTAATATACTCTCTAAAGCTGATAAATCTCTTATGTGGATGTTTGACTCAAGTGAACATGAAAAAGATAATATAGCCCTAGCTGCTTTTGTAGGACAAGGAAAGAAAAAAGGTTTATCTGGAGAAGATTTAGATAAGTTTGTTATGGGAAAACAAGATGAATATGCTATCAAGTTTGGAAAAGGACAAGACATTGGATTATTTAAGAATAAATATGTAAAGACAATCCTTCAATTTGTACAATACTCCCTTAAAGACACTGTTATCGCCTATGACAAGATGATGGGTGCAATAGGTGGAGATAAGGGTGATGCTAAATATCTAAAGAAATATGTCGCTGGTAAGGTAGCTGAAGCCGTAGCCAATAAACTACTTCTAGGAACTGCATTTGTCGGAGGTGGAACAAACACATTTCTTGATATGTATAAGAATCTAGTAGAAAAAGACGAAAGCGGTCAAAAGAGATGGATTGATAGAACTCCTCTATCTCCTGCTATGAAACTTCTATATTCCTATGGTGAATCTGCTCTAAAGGGAGACTTTACTACTCCAGATGAAGAAAAAACCTATGAACAGAAATATAGACTAGATCAAATTAAAAAAACTGAGAATCTAGCTGTACCTGCTGGTGGTCAGATATTAAATAAGACATTACCATATCTCCAGGCTAGAGCAGATGGATATTATAAAACTATAAATGGAAATGTAGCTGGCCCTGTAGGAACTGGTGTACTTGATACTGTAAGGGGTACTTTATTTGGTAAATCTTATGATTCCAAGAGAAAAGAATATATAAATAATCTAGATAAATCTCCAAGTCTTACTAAAAACGAGTCATCTGTTTATAAAACTCTATCTCCAGATAAACAGAGTGAATTTTATGCTGATTCTCAAGCAAGGGAAGCTAGGAAAGCAGAAATAGAGAAAATGAAACTGGGTGCTACAACAACTAATAAGCCAGGATTCTTTGATGGATTATTTGGTAATAAAAATGCAGTTGAATTTCCAATCCCAACAAAAGACTCAACTCCTCAAGAAAAGAAGGATTTTAGAAGCGACTATGATACTAGAGTAAATATGGGATATGAGCCAAAAACAGAAGAAACTATCGCTAGATACTTCCCAGATGGTAATGCCAAAACAAGAGACTTAAAACAAAGGGTAGAAGCCTTTAAAACCATAGATAGTGTTCTTGATAACAAAGATATGCCACAAATTATAAAAGACCAGGTTATGGAAACATCTGGAGCCTCAAAAGAAGATATATCTTACTATCGCTCTGCTAGTGAAGCGGAACAAACTAGACTACAAGAGCTAATACCTATAATTGATAAGTTAGACCACGAACAGGCTGTAGAACTACTTATGAAGTCACGCAAGACTATAGCTGATAAAGCACTGGTTACTCCAAATATGATTGACTACCTTTATGATAACAACAACATATCTAAGAATGAGAAAGATATGCTTAAAGCTATCCAATATGATGAAATAAATGAAAAGTATTATGTTAAAAAATCCTTTGCTAATAGTGGCAAGACTATGACCTTCTCTAAAGCTAAGTCATTATTTAATAATGATATAAAAATGGGCAATTACAAACCAATATCAACTCTTTTGAATACAAAGAGAGCAAGTTTAGGAGATAATGGATTATTAGATAAAATTACAGGAAAGGATGGATACACACCTAAGCTGTCTGGAAAGAAGCTGTGGTTCAAGCCATACTAAAAAAATATGACATTTATTTGTTTACAAGCCGGTCATTATCCTCGTACTACTGGTGCTACTGGTGCGCCTGGTGAGCAGGAACTAAACTGGCGTATTACTAACAGACTCTCAGATATTCTTATTTCTAAAGGTTTTGTTGTCCAAATTGTCGGAGCCGACCCTACTGACGCTGAGATTAAAAAAGACTTCGACTTATTCCTAGCACTTCATGGAGATGCTGATGTATATGGAACTGGTGGTGGTGTAATTGGTTACATAGACCCTGCCATAGACTTATCTGAGGAAAGCAACAAAGAATCTAAGAGACTTAAAGAAGCTATCGAAAGTGTTTACTTTAAAGAGTCTGGGATTGTTAATCACCCAGAAAGATTAAATAAAAATATAACTCAGTACTATATGTGGCGTAGACTTACCGCCAATACTCACTGTGTACTATTAGAGATGGGTGTAGTCCAAGATGCTCACGATAAAGTCATTCTTGCTGATACTGACATGGTATCTAAAGCTATCGCTAAAGGCATTTGTTTTGCTTATGGTGTAAACTATGAGTCTACCCCAGAGCCTATTCCACCTACTCCACCTACTCCAGAAACTTGTGATGATGTAAAAAAGGAACTTGAAGACACTAAAAAAGCACTATCTGATGCACAAAAACAAAATTCTGATGCATTAGCACTCAAAGATGCCGAGTGCAATGAAAAAATAGAGTCCTATAAGACTAGATTGGCGGATGAACTTGATAAAACTATTAAAAATACTATTTAGGAGGTATTATGAACGGTACTATGAACTTAGAACAATATGTGATGGGTGCTTTTGTGTTAATCGGTTTAGTCAATGGAGTTAATTTTGCCATTGATAGGAACTGGAAATCATTTGTTAACTTCATTATTGCAGTTGTAGCTGGAACTGTGTTTGGTTATCTACATTGGTTCGGACTACCAAGTACAGAAATTGGACTAGCAGTTGGTATTAGTAGTAGTGGTGTCTACAAGGTATCCCAGAAACTAGGAGGAATCTGAAATGGATATAGCAGAAGTTATAGCTAATCTTGGATTCCCGATAGGGTTAGCCATCTATCTTTTAACACGCTTTGAAAAGAAGATGGATGGGTTAGAAACATCTATTACTGGAAAAGATGGTATAGTTGATAAACTAGAAGATATAAAAATAGCTATTAAAGTAAACAACAAAGCAGTTAAAAGAAACTATGTAGGTAAAATAAAGGTAGAGTAATATGTTTGAAATCCTATTACAATCTGCTTCTTATGTAATCAACGCATCCGGATTCTATCCTGCTATGGGAATGACTGCTATGACTTCTATATTTATAGGCGCGGCAATTTATAATGGAGAACTCAAACAAGCAACAAAAGGAATGATAACGGTTGGTAGTTATGCCGCACTTCTTTTAATGACGAACTTACCTCGTATTTTTGATAAATTATCTGATATATCTACTCAAGAGCATAATGCTATGGCTTATGCAGGATCGGTTACAATCTTCTTTTTAACTATCTGGTATTTACTTGGAATGATAATCGGTGTATATACTGTTCAACAAGCAAGAAAACATAAATAGTGTCACCAGAGGGAAAAACCCTCTGAAAACATAAGGAAAAAGGGAATGAAAGAAGGTGTACAGCAGTTGGTTGCCGATTTTCTCAAAGATAGACCTGTGATGATGACTAATAATACATTTCAAGTTACTTTAGACCTATTGCTAGGTGAAGTAGATGAACTAAAAGACGCTCATATGAATGGTGATAATAAAGATATGGCTCAAGAGGTAGCGGATGTGTTTATCTTTGCTTATACTTTGGCGAATATATTAGGTGTTGATGTAGATTCCGAGGTAAGAGAAAAGGTCGCTTACAACATGAGTAGATATACGGCAGGCGATTTTCAAGATGGTGATTATAAAGAGGATAGGGATAAATCAAGAGCTTGGGTACATGATACTTTGTGGAAAGATAAGTTCTACAAAGAAATCCAAGTCTCACCATTAGAGTCTACTCTTGGTTGATGTTCTTTTTTCCAGGTTTCTAGGGCTTCTAGGTCGAATCCATTTTTCCAATCCTCTTGTATCTTATCCATAACTAGCTTATTAGTCATACCTCTTATCCTACAGACCTCACTACAGTACTTCTTAAAGCGTTTATCTTGAGTTGTTTTACCACATACCTTACAAAAATACTTCATATAGCAATATCAATAACATATCTATAAAATATATCTATAACATTTATATAACAATATAACTTAGTAATATATAGTAAGGGATAGCAAGTTTTAGCTGATGTCCGGAGGACGGCTCCCCCCCTACCCCCATAAAAGATTACTTAACTAGATATTTCCGATTGTCGGTCTAGTGGCGTAGTAAACAGGTGAACATAGTCTTATTTGTTATCCTATGTTCTTTCTTCCTCCGACTCTGTTCTCTCTCTAGTCGGACATACCCATCAAACGGACAGCAACTTTCCCTTCAGTCCATCGTGACGGTCTGGTTCTTCTCTGTGAGGCGACATAACCAGATTTGACTCCCTGTCGCTACTTAATAATGGTTGTTGTCTAGATATTGATTTTTCCGTTAAAAGTTTTTGTTGTTTTCCCATAATTATTTCTCTGTATTTTCTAATTGTGGTACTGATTTAAATAACTTATCCATATATTCAACTACTTCTTCATCTGATGTATTATGTTCTGTATTATGTGCCAAGTGTGTCTCTTTAAACTTGGCTAATTTTTCGGCAAAACTATCTCTGTACTTTACTTGTTTGTGAGACTCTAAGTATTTTGATTTACACTCGACACTACAAAAAGAAGTACCGAGTACTTGGTCTTTAATTTGACATTGATAACACTTGTTGTATTGCATACAAAACACCTGCTTTCGGCTGGCAAGGCTAGTATAATTAGACTTTGGCAAGTTTTTTTTACCTTACCATGCGAAAACAGGTGTTTCGCTAATTATACTATTACCCCTCTTGCCGTAGGAATGCACCTTAAAATGGTGATGCTTATGTATTTATACACCCACTATCAGTATAGCTGTCAATAGGTAAGTTGTTCTGATGTTCAATTGGGTATGCTGCTTGACAAATTAGACAAACTCTGTTAGGATTTATGTAATCATTAAAAAACGCACCCTAAGGGGTAACAGGAGGGCAACATGCCAACAGCAGATTTTGGTCAAGAGGTAAAGATAGGGTCAAGTAATTTATTTGTTTCACTCAAGAAAAAAGACGAAACTATCAAGTTCCGCATTTTAGCAGCACCTTACTACGATGGTATGCACTTTATCAAAAAAGGTGATAAAGAATGGGATAGAATCGCCTGTACTCGTGTAAACGAAGGAAGCCCATGTGGTTATTGTGAACAGTATTTTGATATTCTCAATGGTGTTAAAAACAAAGAAGATAAAAAGGCTATGGATGAAGCTCATAAATTAGCAGATCCATACAAGGCTACTGTAACTTTCTACTATCCGATTATCAATCGTGATACTCAAGAGTTCCAGATTTTCAAGACTCGTAAATCAGTTCGTGATGAGATTGAGGTAAAAGCTAAAAACGGTACTAAAGTATTAGAGCGTGACTTTATAGTTACTCGTACAGAACGCCCAGGAGCAGGATATTACTCAGTAGATACCGTAGACTCCTCTGATAGTATTCCACTAACCGCACTTGAATTAGAAGCCAGAGAGAAGTTCAAAGAGAAATCGCTTGAATCATATATCTATGGTTCAAAAGACGAAAACTCTGCTGTAGCAGTAGAAGAATCCAATACTGTACCAGGAGCTAGTGAATCTATAGAAGCCTCTAAAGCTAAAATCAGAGAGACACTCAATAAACCAGAATATACAGTTAATGTAGAAGATTTGCCATTTTAAAGAGATATATGGCAAAAAAAGTAATTCAAGAAATAAATAAAGATAAAAAGATTTATATAGATAAAAAATAATGGCTACATCACCATACACACCAGCACTCCCTAGTGTATTTGAGAACTTTACACCTGTAGAGTCGTTGTCTGCACATGACCACGCCTTTGATATTTATACTAAGTTACTCATAGCCAAAAAGACTAATGAAGCTCTATTCCTTGTTATAGGTAAACTACTCTCAGATATTCGTAATGAAGAACTATATAAATCTCTTGATTATGAGACTTTTACCGATTTTCTTGGTTCAGAGGAAATATCTTATTCTAAAGAAGCAGCCTATATGTATATGCGTGTCTATGAGTACTACATAGAATACCTTCAAATGAGTGAGGAAAGTGTAGGAAATATAAATATCTCAAGACTATCAATGATGATACCAGTACTCAAGCAGATAGAGGATAAAACCGATGTGGTTAAAAAGATAGATGAGTTATCTGCTCTAAGACACAGTGACTTCGTACTCAAGGTTAAACAAGAGAAAAAATCCGACAAGCCAAGTGTCTATTACTCAGAAGCGCTAAGTCAGTGGATAGTTGAATACTTTAATGACAAGACTAATCTACACGACTTGGGTACTTTTAAAGAGTATCAGGAAAGATAACTTGACAAATTAGACAGACTATAGTATAGTCTTAAATAGTTACTAAAAAAGGAGTTAATATGAAAATCACACGCAGAGTGTCAAAAGACAATAAAGAAAGAGATGAGCAAATCGTTAAAGATTATAACGATGGTATGCCTATGCTTGATTTATGTAATAAGTACGATAAATTGAGTCAATCTCGTATTTATCAGATTATTAAAGAGCACGAAGGAAAATAAAATGGAAGACTATGTTGGGGTTGCAGCAAACTTGGGAAACCTAGTTACTGTCATATCAGACAAAGATGAGGTGAACTACCAAGCCTCATTTTCGTTACTCATGTCTTTTACGGTAGGTCTTATAGTCGGCTCAAGTATTAGTTCCGACAAAATACTTGAGTTATTAAATAAAACGCCAGGAATGGCAAAGGAGTAAATATGTTTGCACCAGGAGATAAAGTTAAAATCGTCAAATCAAAAGAACTAGATGAATGGAAAAACAAAGACGAAGTTATTGGTAAAGTTGGTATTATTTCTGTAGTTGCTAATCTAAATGGAAAGATAGTTTATATCATTGATGATAATAAATATAAAATCAACTTCTCTGGTAACTCACTTCGACATACCAAAGATCCAGTTTCTAAAGATGAAGTAAAACAAGAAGTAAAGCCAGGTAATGTTAGCAAACCAGAAATGCCAGAGTCACTTGAAGGTCTATTAAAAGAACTTGATGGTCTATTAGATGATGCTAAAAAATCAGCAGAAGATATGAAAAAAGACCTAGACCACAGCTTCTTATCAGATCTTGGTGAACACATGGTAAATCACTGTAAGAGGATTACTAAGCTTGAAGACTCAGTTAAATACCTCGGTATCGCTATCTGGGTATTAGTCGGTTACAATATCTTTACAACCATTATCGGATTACTTTCAAGATAATGATTAGACAAGACGAAAAGATTGAGATTATTGAAAATATGGAGAAGTTCGGGGGGAGTTTCGTAAAAGCACTCTCTCAGTGTATTCTACGAGCCGACCCCTCGAACCTCCAAAAATTAGAAGATGCTTTTGGAGAATACTTCGAGATGTATAAAAAGGAAAATTGGTAATATGAGAGACAAAAAAGACCGTATAGACGAACACAACATTTTATTATCTTAAAAAAGGAGAATATATGTCAGACACATTCCATAAAGAATATAAACCATTGTCAGAGGGTCAGAGACTTTGGATTGGTAAGATAAAAGAACAAGCAGAGGTGCTTGAATCAATGTTTGATGATATAAACACTCCAGATATGGGGCGTGAAATTGCAGTAGCAAAGACAAAATTAGAAGAATCTATTATGTGGGCTGTAAAAGGATTAACAAAATAATGGGAATTGTAGTTGGTATCCCTTACTACTCAAACAAAGTTGGATTAGCTTTTATGATGGCTAATCTACAACCCCAGATGAATGAAGATGATATTTTATATATTGTCGATGACTCTCCAGATAAATCGGGGCTAGAGATAGCCAATATGTATGCTGGTAGCCGTACAATTGTTCTATGTGAGGTAACTGGTGGTGGTAAGGGAATCTATAACGGTTGGAACTTTATCTTGCAGTCAATGCTAGAGAATAAGAAAGATGGAGCATATATCTTAAATGATGATGTGGTTCTGTCTAGTACTTGTATCTCTAACCTCAAGAAAGCCGATAAACTTACTGGTGAAAAATATGATGCTCTAGTAACTAATACTCCAAATAGAACATATGCCTCTAAAAGATTTGACCCTAATTTTAAATGGTTTAATCTGACAACTAAGATAGATGATATAAAAGATACTAAGTGGATGCCTGGGTTCGCATTTTATCTCAAGAGACACGCAGTAGAGCGAGTTGGTGTATTCAATACACAATTTGATGTCTGGTATGGAGATACGGAATTCGAAAATAGACTTAAAAGAATAGGTCTTATCTCAAATGAATATGTTTATCATTTCGGTGGTTCTAGTTATAAATATAAATCTCCAGAGGTACAGAAACGCATAGATGTAGATAGGATACTTTATGAAAAAATCAAAGCCGAAAGAGATAGTATCAAGACCGATACAACTACTCTGTGATACTTTATTTACTACTCCAGATGAGATAAAACAATACTCTCCAGGAATATATTCTTGGGGTAATACTTTATACCAGGTTATTCTTGCTTCAGAGCGAGGTAAAACAAGCATGTCTCATTTTATAAAAGTTAAGTTTAAAGGTGCAAATTATATATTTCGTGAGATTGGTGATAAATCTAGTCTATATACAAAGCCATTTCCCGATATAATATAACCAATGAAAGGCTTTTTAGATAATCTCATTCAAAGTGCTGGCCAAAGGATTTTTGGTGCTCTCCAAATGGGAGCTAATAGATTAGTTCGTGGCGACCAAAGAATAGGTGGAACTGGTGAGGGTGGTGCATCTGGTATTTATAAACCACCTGTAGGTCGTGCTTATATTTCTGATTCTATGGGCAGAACTATCCCAAATGAAATGCTTCCTGGTAATTATGAGTTAATTAGTCCTGTAGGTTCGCCTGTAGGTTCGCCTGTGGGTTCACCTGTTGGTTCTCCTGTGGGTTCACCTACTCCTACTCCGCAACCTCAAGTACTTGGTGAACAGTCACAATATCAACCACAAAATCTTGACGAACTTAAAGCTCAGATAGATAGAGGATTGATGAAATTCAATGGTGGTAAATCTCCAATAGCTACTATATCTGGTGAGCTCGCACAATCTGGTAAAAGAATGGCTGATGAGACTCAAGGTAAAATTGACCCATTGATGGCTACAATAATTGCTCTAAAAGAGTCTCGTGGTGGTCTTGACCCAAAACCAAAAGCGGCTGGCAACTATTTTAATATAATGAAACCAGATGGAAGTGGCATTGTTGACTACAACGGTAATCCTGCTAGATCAATAAATGACCCTCCAAACACTTTATCCTTTGAAGGATTGCTAAGAAACGGTGGTAATTATCAAAAATTTAGGAATAGTGGTAATTTAAAAGACTTTTTCCAACACTTTACTCCAAAAAGTAACCCATTAAATCCAGGATATGATGAGCAGATAGGGCAATATAATAAATTAAGAGATTTATTTAATTAAAACAACGAACCCTCCATATAACTCGGAAAATTGAGGTATCCCTTATACATGAGAGGGTTTGTAAGTATTGATAAGTGTATCATATTTTTGTTTGTATAGTTTTTCTAGTTCTTCCCATTCGTATTGTTTTATTATTTTTGTCTGTCCTGCTCGTAACTTTACCTCTGTAACCTTACTCATTCCCCACATCTTAATCATAGCTTCCTCATACTTTACCCAATTACCGTTCAGGTTTATGTTACAGTTATAGCATTGACCATGTACAAAGTCTTCGTCTATTAGTACTGAGTTGCCTCTACCTGGGATAAAGTGTCCTGCTTGAGCACAACCTACTCCAAAAGCAGGATATGTCTTACCACAAGTAATACAAACAAGATGAGTAGTGCCTCCAGTAGTCTTGATTGCATCTCGTAATCGAACATATCTTGAAAAAGCTGTCCAAGCTCCTTTCTTCGCTGATGATAAGGTTTTTTTCTTCACTCCTCAACTATATACTATTTATAGATATTATAGTACTCGTGTCTATTGGTATATATAATTGGTTCTTGTTCTAATTTGAGCATTTGTTATCATATCCAGTTTTCTTTTCGTACTTTTAGTAAGAAGTCATTTATGGGTTCAATTTCGGTTTTCTTATTGGGATTGTCTTTATATGCTCCCTCTACTTTAGCTTGCCAGGCATTAGTAAGGTTGATAACCCCTCCAAGAGTAAAATCACCAGATTTCCATTTCTTTAATGTTTTAAATATCTCTGTCTTGCTCATATCTACTGAGAAGTCACCTGTAGTTAGTATCTCCCAAGCATTATAAAGCGACCTTAAATAAGCTACGGCATATTTAGGCTGTCGTTTATCTTTGTCTTCAAGAAACTTCTTTCTTTGGTTCAGCCCATATCCTATGTAAGCATTACAGACATCGGTAGAGTTCCAAACATAAGGGAATAAATCTCTGAGTTCTTGTCCGTATTTAAAATCATAATTAACTGGTGACTTAAACACCTCAAGTATTGTGGGGTTACACTTGATAGCCATCATAAGAAACTTACCTAACTCCCAAGATGTATCGTCTTTCTTTCCCTCAATCCAAGATGTTTGGTCGCTAGGTGGTCTGATACTTATAATTTCAGAGGTAGGATATATAAATACGCCACGATAATCAAAATCACTCTCAGGAGTAGCTAATCCATGAGCTTGTGATCCTACAATCGTCTTGAGAATAAACCTTTTAGTTCCAAGCATAAATAGTCACTCCTTTTACTTTATTATTTGTCATTGGATTCCTCCTGTATGTTATACAAGTTGCACATATAATCCATAAAACCTTCAAATGACGGATGATTATCTCCTTTTACAGAGCAACAAACACGCTTATAAGATTGCCATTTCTTGAGTAAATTACTATAAATCACCATTTCTTCATCCTCAATAACTTCTTTAGTAATAAATACACCAGTACCACCACAAATGTTACACATGTGTTCACCGTAGAAACCCATGTAGAAATCCATTGGTAGTATTCCCTTTCCATTACATTTTTTACAAATCTCTCTTTTTTTTATTATTGTTTTCATTTGGACTCCTTAGTGATTAGGTTTCTGACTTCATCGTAGTTTACCCACCATCCTTTCATCATTCCCTCTGCGTGACTGATGCCACCCAGTCTCAATAATCCATCTAGTTCTTCTTTTATCCACTTCCGCTCTTCTCTTATACTTTCGGCTAGTAGGTGGCGTATAAATTCTTTGACTTCTTGACTTTGTTGAGAGTGTGGGTTTTTCCAGTTGTATAGTTCTATCGAGTTGCTTGCGTCTACCTTCTTGTTTTTCTTATCCACAAAAATACTATCAAACCTTAACTCCCATTGTGGCGTTATTGATCGGGTATACTCTCCCTCAAAAGCCTCTGTAGCTGGTTTATTTAACATATTTATCCTTTCGGCTTAGTGCCTATGTGTTAATAACTTTTATTTTCCTTAAACTGTTTTAGGTATCCTTTCAAAATATCTCTAGCTTCCCATCTATCTTTAGCTTTGCCTTTTGACACACTAAATCCAGATGCAAGTTCATAGATATTACCAAATAAGTCAGAGTAGCCTGCTAGTTGGTTATCAATGACTAAATAAAAGTTATATCCAGCAAATGGGTATACTCCATCTTTCTTAGTCTTGGCTCTTTCTCTCATCTTATTGTAGACATCAATGTGTATACTCATTTTGTTTACCCTTCACTAACTCTTTAACTTAGTGCCTGTGTGTTAATAAGGTACTTATGGGGAAGGGTATAGGATTCGAACCTAACTCTCCACCCGACGGGTAATTATTCCGCTGACGGTGGTATCCTATCCTTATCCAGATGTACACCTGAATGTAGCCTAGAAGATGACCTCCCCCATAAATATCCTATTAAATTGTTAATTAGTACTCTCCACTAACTCTTGAGCTTCCTTGAGAGCTTTAATAACATCATCTTTGTCTATTAAATCTCCTCTACCACTAGAATCAACTACTCTCATATTCTTGACAATCTCTATTACCTGTTGGTTGTGTTTTGCAATCGCTTGATCTATTTGGGAGTGGATGAAGGATTTAATTTTGTCAGTAACATCAATTTCCCAAGTATCTGTTTTTTTGTCATATTCTTTAATTACTCCATCTGGAAATCTTTTATCAAACACCTTATCTATAGCTTTATAGTCTGTCATATGGTTACTCTTTTATATTATTTATCCTTGTTTTTAAATTCTTTACGGTAGACATCATCTTATTCAAGTTACCCATCAAAAATCCATCAAAATAATCTTTAACTGCTACATCTACTTGAGAGTCAAACTGAAATATACCATTCTTTCCATCTTTTCTTACTCCAAGTAGTGTATATCCTATCGTGATTAGTGCTGCTGCTAATCCTAGGTCTTGTGTTTCAAATATATCTTTCATAGTTACCTCGTAAAATAAATAATGTTTGCTAATATAATCCAGATTATTAGTAAAACTAATAAGTGCCAGAATAAGTCTTTTATAAACAAAACTAGCTTATGAAACCAGATAAACGGTAGAGCTAATATGTGTAGTATTTTTTTCATTTTGTACTCCATTTCTTTACCATATTTTCGTGACCTTTTATGGCTTCTTCTTCGGTAGAGTATCTTTCACAATCTAAGTCACTCCAATCACCCTTTTTAGGAAACACCATAGTCTCAAATATAAGAGGTAAACCACTATTATCATGACTATAGTCAAGTCCTAGCCATACAGTACTAACCCATTTCTTATTAGATAGTTTAGTCTGTTTTATAATCTTATACTTCATATCACACAATTTTTCCTCTAATAATTTTGTTTCTTCTACCCATTTCTTTTTGTCTGTATAATAATTAGCTGTAATAGCTTTAGTTCCATCTTTAAAATACCAATCGCTCATATATACCTCCTATTTATAAATAAGTCCTAATTGTTTTCCATTTATTTCTGCTCGCTCGACTTCTTTAGCTTGGTATGCTTCTTCTTCAAACTTACTTTCTATCTTTGTAAAGATCTTCAAGGGTAGGATAGCTGTATCTTTACCTGACTTGGCTACATACTTGTCTGAGTGTTCATTATGAAACTTCAAGGCTTCTATACAATCAATCTCATAACTTGTCTTCCGATTATTTCCTATATAACATCTGTAGGTCTTATTATTCTCCAGGGCTGAGATAGCCAATCCAATACACAAGTCTCTCTTGCCTTCTGTAAACTGACCTTTCCAACACATAAACGGTTTTCGGACTGTGTGTATCTTCATTTTGCCTCCAATTTTTCAATCTTGGCTTTCAAAGTCTTGATATAACTCTTATACATATCTCTTTCCAAATTTGTTAGTGCATCTAGTGTATCTCTGATAGCATCACTTTTATCTATCATTTCAAAGAGTTTTCTATCGTAGTGTCTACCAAGTGAGTCCATAAACGCTATAACTCCAAACGCAAGCCAGATCAATCCAGTACTAAAATGGGTAGGATTAACTTTCCCAGTAAAGTATCCTACTGCAATAAGTAGATTTATTATTATTAAAAACAAACTCAACCATTCATTCTTCAAGTATTTTTTCATATAATTATTTTCCTTTCGAGCTAAGTCCTAAATCTTGTAATGCTACCGCCATCTTTACATATTCATCCTCTGAGCATGTAGCCCAGATGGAGTCATAAGCCATATAGTTAGGATTCTCCATCCATTTATCGTGTACTTCCCAGGCTGGTACTTTATGATTGGTTTCCCAATCGTGTACCATTTGTTCATATTCATCAATAATCTTATCTATTTCGGCTTTAACTTCTCTGGTTCGGTGTATAGTCACATGTTCTCTTAAATCATCACTAGCAATAAATACTAGACCAAAGTATTCCTCATTACGAGCTAGACCATAAAATCCTGCTTGCATCTTGTAGTGCCACGAAATTTCGCCTTTATCCACAATCCATTTATAGCTTCTGTTAGTAACTGACTTGATTTCGTATGCTCCACTTGGCAAGTTTCTAATCAAACTCTTTACTCGCATAAAGTTATCCACAATCGAGGGGCATTTAATTTTCATAATCTCGATAATCTTCGGGTCATATTTTGCCATAATCTTATCTTCGTCATATAGCTTTGTGTCTAAAATAGCATCCCCAAGGCCGTAGACTCCTCTGTAGGTTAGTTCATCTTGCTTGTTGGTCAATATGCCCATCTTATCTATTTCGGTCACAAAATGAGCTTCTACATCCTTGCCACGCTTAAATTTGCGTAGTGCATAGGGGTCTGGGGATGGTTTATCAACAAAACTAAGGTATTTTAGTAACTGAAACCGCTTTGGTTGCCACAGAAATCCTGCTGTAAGTCTTCCATTTTTCTCGCGCTTCTCACTCTCTAACATATTCATGTATGTTAAATCGAAGTCTAAGAATGATTTTAGTGTATTATCTAATAACATATTATTTACTCTTCTTTGTCTTTAAAGTACTTGGCAATTTGCCAGTTTTGGTTCGTTTCTTTTGCATAGCTACATTTCCATTACGCAGTTTTCGGATTTTCATCTTGATTCCTTTCTTCATCGACTAAATATGCTTCAATAACTGGTTCAATTTGCGCAAATCCCCATCTTGCGACCATATCTTTAATTACAGTCATCATCATATCTAAATCTTTAGTATATGAGTGACCGCTTTTACTGGTCTTGATTAGGTCTTTTAGCATGTCTTCCATGTTATTTCTCCTTATTCACTAAAATAACTGATTCATTTAGGATTTCTACTGCTTTTCTTAAAGCAATAGCTAAATTTTCATCATCTTTAGCGAACCCGGCCAACATAAGTGATAAAGATTTAACACCACAATTTATCTTGATAGTCTTTGGAAAAATCATATTCATAGTTGCATTTTCACTAACTTTTTTTTGCTTTCCTATAACCCATTCAAGGTGAAATGATTCTACTAATTCTTTTGGTTCGTCTTTCTTTAAAAATGACATAATTACCTCCTATATAAACTTATAATATAACTGACTCTTTACTAATTTCTCCTGGGACTATATCTCCATAGTCTGTGCTAACTGTTTTCATATCAAATCCATGATTTTTTCTAAAATGATTCTTGATTTGATTTTCGGTAGCGTTATAATCTTGTACTCCTTCATCTGTGAGCATATCTATCATGAGTTCTGCTAATTCTTTGGCTTGGTCTTCATCAACTGGTACTTCGGTATTGTCACCTTCATGGTTATTAGTATCATTAAATGCTATGGTTAGATCTGAGGACTTGAGTAAATCAATTAAATCATCTCTTAGTAAATCAAATTGTGTGGTAGCCATTTGTGCTCCTTTGTTAATATAATATGTAAATATCTTATCAAAATTATTCAAATTTGTCAAGTAGTAATGAGATAATGGTAAATGGATATAGTACTATTTTCATAATGATTCTAAACATGAGTATTAGTTCCCTTTTATATGTGTGTTTTATATTTATGTAATGATTGAACTATTTCTTTAACATTTCTTTCATAACTTTGATTGTTTTATCTGGTAACTCTGATGTATCGTTCACAATTACGCAGTTTTGATAGTACTCTTCGAGTTCTCCATACTCTAAACCTATACCAATTACTTTTATTCCTGCTTTAGTGGCTTTCTTGACCTCATGTTCTACATCTTCATGCAAATAATTGTGCGTATAACTTGGGGCAGGCTCTCCATCTGAGAATACCATCATTATTTTTTTCTTATGACTGCTTGACTGTAGCATTTTACTAACTCGATATATTGCTTCGGCATCATCGTTGTATGCTGCTCCATATTTGCTTGGTGATAGGTGATAAACTTCGTTCCACATACCATCAGCTATTTTCTTGCCTAGTTTTACATCATATTTCTGCTCTGATGTTTTATATTCAAACATATATTCATTAAATCCATATATGATATATGGTATTTCTAGTTTATCTAATACATGAGCAAATAGCATACTGGCTTTTATAGCTTCTTTTATTTTCTTTCCAGGACTACGCATACTTCCAGATAGGTCTACTACCAGTGCAAACTCATAATCATTCTTTGTGGCTTCAACAACTCGTTGGAAAACTCTATAATCGCCTAGTCTTGGCTTATACATTCTCCGAGGATTCAACTTCTTTCCAGATGTAAACTTGCCTTCAAACTTATCAAAAGCCTTATCAGTCAATACTTTGCGCATTTTATCGGCTGTCTTATTTATCATTCCCTTTATTTCGGGATATAAATCATCATAAGCACGATGTTTTTCCTCTTCAGCTTTACTCATGACTTGCTTAAACTCTTTAACTATCTTCTGTGTTTCATTGTTACTAAAGCCATCTTTTGGCTTGGGTTTTTTATCTTTTTCTTTTGGTTTATCACTGTCATCTTTCTTGTCATCTTTCTTGTCATCTTTCTTGTCATCTTTCTTGTCATCTCCTGGTTTTGGATCTCCCTTCTGGTCTTTATTGTCTTCGTCCTTACTATCTTCAAATAGCTTCTTTATATCGGGATAGATTTCTTCTCTGATTCTTTTGACAATATATAGATTGTTTGCTGCTGTCTTGCGTATATCATCTAGCTTTTCCTTGGTAGCTTTTATAGCTTCCGTAACTTCGAGATTAGTTTCACCCATCATCAATACTGCTTCATTTGAGATATAAGAATACGCTAGATTTAAATACTGTATAATTTTCGGCACATTTGGTTGCTGTCCTTTTTCTTTAGCTTCGGCTTCGTATTTCTTGGTTAATTGTTCAAAATACCATTTGGTCTTAAATGAGTATTCTGGTAAATAGTCTTTAGCATAGGGATACTCGCTCCTTAGCTTATCCTCCATTCTAAAATCTTCTATCATATCAATAACCATCTTTGTGCCTAGTATATGATAGCTTGGTATAGTTCCATAATTAAACATAACAGGATTCTCGCTATACTTAGCGTGTCCAGTTTCATGTAGTAGATTTGCTATCACATCTTCTTGAGTGAGTGTAGCTAAATCTTCCCTACGATAGCTTACTTTTTTACTATCATAGTCAAATCGCCAATCTTCACCCTCTTTTATATTGACCTTTAGCTGTCCAGATAGCACACTAGCTATACTTTGAGCTTCGGCAATTGTTACACCTAGTTCAGATTGTGTATATTTCATTTATTCCCTCCACTTGGATATTTCGCTAGTAAATGTATTGCACATTTTCTCTGTTTCCTCTATAGCTTTATATGCTCCATCAAATTGTGTCTTGATATTCTCGCCTATAAATCCAGAGTTAACAATCGGCTTTAGATTGACCATAAACATATTAGTATATTTCTGGCTAGAACTAACACTACCTAGTATGCTCATAAAGCTATCTACATTAGTTCTGGCTTTTAAAGATATACGGTTATATTCTTCTTCATAGTTAATTATCTTGGTAGCTGTACCAGTCTTGCCAAAATATAAACTGGTGATAGTGGAAACGGCTTTCAAATCTTCTTCATCGGTTCTATTTATGATAGTCATTTGCAAGGCTTCGGATATACCTAGGTCTTGAGCTATCATAGCGAAGTTAATCAAGTCTCTAGTACTACACATAAAATTAGTCTCACCTTTTTTATATGCAGATCTTAAATCGTTAGCCATTCTAACTAGGTTATACACTACTTTAGAGTCTATCTTAGAGTATAATTTGATAATATCCTGTTCTTGCTTTTCTTCTGGGAAGTCCATTTGTAGGATAATCGGGAAACGAGACAGAAACGCTTTGTTTAGCTCTTTAGTTCCGACATATCTACCGCTTGGATTCATAGTAGCAAACAATCTAAAATCTTTATGGGGTCTAACTACTTCGCCATCTTTCTCTGCTAGTACTACCATACCATCATCATCTAATAATGAATGTAATACGAACAAAATCTCTGGTAGACTTGCATTGATTTCATCAAGTAATAGCCAGTAGCCATTTCTCATAGCATCAAGCAATACACCATCTTGCCAAAATGTTCCTTTATCATTTAACATAATCTTTCCGACAAATTCGTCAACTGTAGTCTGTCCGTTCAAGTTCAAGCGTCTAAATCCGTTCTTTGTCTCTTGTGCTATATACCTGACTAGAGCTGTTTTACCGACTCCAGTTTCACCGACCATCAAAACTGCTTTATTCTTATCTACTGCATAGGCTAATTTGTTTAGTTCGTTGTTATATCCTGTTATCTTCTGCCCATTTGGTACATAATCAAGCTCTCTAGTCTGTATACTCAATTCATAATCTGCTATTTTAACCTTTCCTTCTGTAATGGTTGCACTAGCTACTTCTTGTATTTCTTGTACTTCGGACATGTTTGTTTCCTCTGTATTTAATAATTTGGGTTTGTTCTTTGCTCCTTTAGTTCTGCTCATCTTTTCCTTTCGTGTATTTATAGGCTTGTAATATCTCTATGGCTCGATCTCTAGCGCCGTCTTTGGTATCGTGTACTTCGCTAATACTCTCGCTCTCTACTCTTCCAGATAATCGCCACTTATCATTTTCTTTTATGATGTTAAAGAATACTATGTTTTTCATTTTGTACCTTTCACTATTCGCCAGTCATTAGCGTTTAGTTTTGTTAGTAACTCGGTCAAGATAACATTTGCCTTTTCAGTAGGGCAGTACATCATGCCATATTTTTTAGGGTATTTTTTAAACATGACTCTAGCGTTTACTGTATCGCCACTTGCTAAGATGATTTCTATTTTTTCCATCATATTTTTATATTCCTTTAATCTATACAAGTGCTATATACTTCGGGTGCAATTTTGGCTATAAAATATCGGATACGATCAAAATCTGATACTTTTACATCATTTTTTCCTTCTTCGTAGTCATCCGATGTCTGGTATACCCATCCTACAAGGCTTGCGATTAGTTTATTAGTCAATACTTTATCGCCCGAAAAGCGATTGACTGCATAATACTCGCCATCTTGGGCTAGTAGAGTTTTATAATCTATACCGACTCGATTAAATGTGTTTATAACTGGTTGTGGTATTTTCATACTATTTTTTCTCCTTATATTCTTTTATTTCTTTTTTAGCCAGAAAATCATCACATAATCTATCTGTATCTTGGCTATCCTCTATCGTGCAATCCTCAAGCTGTAGCAAGATATGTAGCATAGTTTCGGGTGTGTATGCCATATTAGTTCCCCTTTCTGCATAAATCTAATAATGAAACGCTATCGACTGGAGTTATTAGATCGACATTGTCTATATCGCTATAATCATCAATACCCCAAAGTGTTTCCCTGCCTTGTTTGGCATAATATATAGCTATCTTGCCCTGTACTTTCATCATTAGTTTATAAAAGTCTGTTTCTTCTGCTACACCTTCGCAAGATTGATAAGACCAGTTAGATATTAAATCAATCAAACAAGGTATAGAAACAATCGGGGCTTTTTCGTCATATTTAAAATCATTTTTAGCTTTATCGTTGTATCTTTCGGATAAACTAAGCTCATTAGTAGACATAAGCAAAGAGAATAGTTTTTCCTGCCAGTTTTCAGAGTCCAAAGATAGCCAACTTCCCATTTGTTCATGATAACCATTGAATACATAATCCAAGTTTATTTCATCAGCTAATTCCTTGGAATAATGATATAAACTTTTAGCTATAACACTTGCCTGCTTTGTTGATATTAAATATGCTGACATATTTTTAACCTTTCATATAGATATAATATAAGTTAGATATTATCTAGCTCTACTAAAAGTATACGCTCATTATTCTAATTTGTCAAATAGCAATATCAATACCAGAGGTAGGCTATATTTAATCTATTACATACTTATGTAATCATTACATGCCCCATCATGCTATACTTTATACATGAGCACAAAAGGTACTAAATTACTACCCGAAACCAGAGAAAAAATCGCCTTGGCTAAATCAAAGATAACAATCCAACACTTGAGGGAATCGGCAGATACATATCATAGTGTGTTATTTATGAACGATAAACAGTTACCAACTATACAAGCTTATTGCCTGGTAGCTGGCATATCTCCGTCATACCTTTATCAACTTGCCCAAGAGAATCCAGAGGTAGAGGACATTATAGATATGATATTGGTAAAGCAGGAAAAGTATCTATTAGAAAATGGGATAACCGGCAGAGCCAATCCGATATTCTCAATGTTTCTTTTAAAGTCAAAGCACAACTATCAAGACTCACCCAAACAACTCACCCAGAATAACAACTTTAACATTTCCCCAGATATACTAGCAGACGCAATTAAACTAATGCGGGCTAAAGACAAAGAGTAATCATTACAGAGGTACATTTTCGGGCTAAATACTTATAGATAACAATAGTATAGGTATATTAGTACTAGACTTGTTAAAACCTGAAAAGACTTGAAAAGAGATGAAAAGAGATGAAAAGAGTAGCTCACCCCATGCAGACACACACACAAAAAGATGCAGCTTAACACACATATAATCATAGGTGACTAGAGGTGCTTAGAGGGTGAAAAAGCACTTTACACATCTGGTAACATGGGTGGATAACCTTCTTTTTTGGATTCCAACAAACCACTCGGGAGTCTCAATGGAACTGGGGTGATGAGTAAAGAGCTAGTCTTCTACAGATGTAGACAACTCTCCATATCTTGCTGTAACACTTGTCTATATGTTGCTATATGTTGCTGTAAGAAGCCCCAAGAAGCCCCAAGAAGCCCTAAGAAGACCCAAGAAGACCACAAGAAGCCCCTAATGTTGCTGTAAGAAACACAGACATATTGACATACCTACTAATGTTGCTGTAACATATACCTATGAAGACTATTACCTTTAGACAACTACAAACTAATACTTCATGGTTAAAGGATTTGCCTGTCACTGTTGTCCGTTATGGAAAGCCTATGGTTATGGTAACTGGATTAACTCAATCAGCACAAGACGAAATATACAAAGTACCTGACTCCTCAAAAATTATACAAAAAAAAGAAAAAGACCCTTTGAAAGAAGCGGTAAATATAATAACTTCTCCTAACCCACAAGTAATTGAACCACTTAGAGAAATAGCTAGATCTAAGGGGTATTGGATTTGCTCTCATGGTGTGCCTGGTAAACTCTGTAAAAAAATCGCTTGCCAAAAGGAAGCAAGGAAACATGGTTAATTTAAAGGATCTTATGAAGAAATATGGATTAAAGCATTTGACTGATGAAGAAAAAATGGAATCGGCTGGAAAAGAAATCACCAAGAGAATAATTAAATCAGAACCAGATAGAACAATCCCTAGATTCTCTGGAGGATTTAGTACTATGAGTGACCCAGCTAATGTATATTTCTCAGATAGTACCTTAGATTCATCCACATGTAAACTAGGTGGTATGTTTATTCTAGGTAAAGATGAAAATTATTTTAGTTCTTTAAGTACTGTTCCTTATCCTACTTTATTGGCTAAAGATTTCGAGAATATGCTTAATAAAGATTATAAGAATGTTGAACAACTAGGATGTTGTGTTATCCCAGGCTGTCATAAGAGCTGTAAACTGCGTAATGATTACGGGGACTTCCTATGTGACTCACACTATGCTACATTTAAGGAAAGAGAATCTTATGATAAGTGCAAAGACGGAAAATAAAAGAGCTAGATTCATTGTAGATAATCCTGGTATCTTTCAAGGTTATTGTATGTGTTTAAAACATGGTAAATTGTGGACTGAAGGAGATAAATATGAGGAAAACGGTGGTAGGGCATGTAAAGAGTGTATAGAAGCTTATTCAAAGGAGGAAGTATGATAGATAAATATGCAGTATTCTCTACACACGCTAAAGAACGACTTTTAGAATCTGGAATCGGTATAGGAAAAGCTAGTTATATGCTTTATAACGCTGAACCTGAGAAGTTACCTAGAAATTTACGAGAGTCTAAGTATAAAAAGTATGGAGAAAATGAGAACGAGATTTATTTAAGGTACGATACTTTTATATTTACGCTTCGACCTATCAAAGACAAGTACACAGGTGATGAATGTTACCTAGTTTTGACTGTAACTGACCAAAGAGTGACTTTTGAAGTCCCAAAGGGCAAATACTACCAGAGGAAAACCTCGCATAATCATATTTAAGACGAGTATTTATTGCATAAGCCAATTGACATCGTTCGTTTAAGTGAGTTTTTTCTTAATTTCGGCATCTGACCAGTTACGCTATTGTATTTATTGTATTTTCATCAATTTATCTGTGTTCTTTATGATTCTCTATGATTTCTGGTTCAAAGCAATACTCTAATTTCATAAGATTTAACTCAATTAGAACTATTTGACAAGTTGTAGAATAACCAATATAGTTGTATTCAATGTCTACAATTGATAAATTATCAGCTAAAGATTTAAAGAAACTTGAAGCTACCTTTTTGGAGATGAAAGCGAAAGCTAAAGAAGATCCTATTTACTTTTTCGATGCTTTTCTTTATACCTTCGACCCAAAGCACGCACCTTTTAATTTAAGATTTCACCCTTTTCCTTTTCAGAAGAAACTAATATGGGATGTTGTTAATGCTATTAGAAACGGTGAGGATATTTTTATTGAGAAGTGTCGTGAAATGGGTGCTACCTACACAGTACTTGGAGTTCTTATTTGGATGTGGTTATTTGAACCAGCCTCTAACTTCCTAGTAGGTTCTCGCAAAGAAGACTATGTTGATAACCGTAGAGGTGGAGTTACGGGTAATAAAGAAGAATCTCTATTTGGGAAAATCGACTACATGCTTTCAAGACTTCCACCGTTTATGTTACCCGAAGGATACAATGCAGATAAGCATTTTAACTACATGGCTCTTATTAACCCAGAACTAGGTAACTCTATATCTGGTGAATCTTCTAACCAAAACTTCTCTCGTGGAGGTCGTCAAAGAGCTATTATTATGGATGAGTTCGCTTTCTGGGACAATGACTCTTCAGCTTGGGGTGCTACTGCTGATACTACAAACTGTCGTATTGTCTTGACTACTCCTGGTATAAGACCAAGTAAAGCAAAACGCCTGAGATTTGGTAAAGATGGTGAAAAGATTAAAATCATCACCCTACCTTATTCGCTTGACCCAAGAAAAGATCGTAAGTGGTTAGATGAACAAAGAGAGCGAAGAAGCACCGAAGACTTTAACCGAGAAATCATGATTAACTGGGAAACTTCCATTACTGGTCGTGTCTATCCAGAGATGGAGAATGCTGCAATAGGTGACTTCCCATTTATTCCAGATGCTCCTTTATATGTTTCATGGGACTTTGGACTAGATGGAGTGGCTCTTATCTACTGGCAACAGAACAAGACTAATGGTAAGTGGAGAATAGTAAATGCCTATGAGAATAAAGACCAGGTTATACAATTTTATCTACCTTTGTTTGGACAACCACTTGATTCTAAGTTTACCTATAACGATGATGATCTAAAAGCTATTGCAGAATTATCTCAGTATCCTAAAGCTATTCACTTTGGCGACCCAGATGTAAACAAGCGTTCTATCCAGACTGGTATTTCTACTAGGCAGGAACTAGACAAGGCTAAGATTTATGTCCAATCAAGTACTAAAAACGATTTCGCTCACCGTAGAGAGAAGACTAAGATTTATTTAGCTAAGGGTATTGAAGTTAACCTAACTACAAGAACTGAGTATATGCTTGAAGCAATTAAATCTGCTCGTTATCCTCAAAGGTTGGAAACCTCTCAGGCTACTACTGCTGTAAACGCTCCTATTCATGACTGGACATCTCACTACCGCACTTCTATGGAGTATTTCTTTGTGAACATGGATACTTTTAATCAACAAGCAACTGAAACCCCAAGTTGGGCTGATAAAGCAACACAAGCATTTAATAAAATATCATACGGCTTAAACCGTAGAAGGAGGTAATATGTTTAACGCTTTCGTTAAAGATAGTCTCAGAAAAATACTAGAACAACTTGAGGTGAAGAATATCTTACTCAAGGAAATGAAAGAAGCAATCCTAACTCAGAACAAGGAAATGCGTGAGTTCAAGGCTATGTTACAACGCAGAGTAGACAAGGATAAAATATGAGTAAGGCAGATTTATCAGTTCTAATCACTTGCTATAACAAAGAAGCATATATTGATGAGGCTATTAAATCTATTCTTGAAAATACTATCAAGCCTTTAGAAATAATCCTAGTTCACGATGGTTGTGATAATCCTGTAGCTCATGTACATGCTAAAACACTAATACTACCCAAAAATGTAGGTGTAGTTAAATCTCGTGATGAGGCTGTAAGACTATCAAAAGGTAATTTGCTACTATTTTTAGATGGAGATGACAAGTTGCCTCCTAATTTTATCCAGAAATGTATCTTGGAAATGCCAAAAGCAGACATTGTTTATCCAGATATGTTCTTGTGGTATGTAAATACCGATAAGAATATATATATGGATGCTCCAAATACTATAAATCCAACAGTATTTTTTACTAAATGTGGTATTCCAGTAAGTTCTATGATGAAAAGAAATGTTTATACCGAACTTGGTGGGTTTGGTGACTATCCAGTCTACGAAGATTGGGAGTTTTGGTTGAGAGCTTTATCAAAAGGTTATAAATTTAGAAGGGGAAACACATTTTTATACTATAGACAGATTCCAAATACTAGAAATCGTCAAGGAAATGAAATAAAAGAACAAGTCTATGCAATGATTAAAAAAAAATATCATATAGTGAAAGGTAAAATATGCCAAAAGCCAAATACAACAAGTTAGCTTTCATACCAAAGTCTTATAATATGAGTGAAATGGATTTAAATATCTCTGATAAGAATAGTGTTGGTATTACAGAGCAAGATACCTTAATGTCTGAGGATTTAGAAGATGAGAGAGATGAACAAGATTCTATTTGTAATAATGTATTTGCTGATGAGGTAGTAGTTCAGATACTTTTTAATCTAAAAGACCGAGAAAAGGTTATTTTTATGTTTCAATTACTTAGAGAGAGTGGTTTTGAAATAGATTATGGTTCAGCAGCTCAAACAATGGGTATCCAAAGGCAGTCATACATGAAAATGTTATCAACTGTGAAGAAGAAAGCAATGATTGTTGCTACAGACGCATACAAAGCAAGGTAAATAACATTAAAATATACTTATGAATACATCAAAACAAGGCAGTATTGTTCGTAGTCGTGTGAACAAGATGGTTGAACTAGCCCAACCTATCTTTGACAAATCAGAACTAAACCGTAGTTTATATAGAGGTGTTCTAAATGTAGATGATACTTATGAATGGGACTATTCTTTAACTGATCCTCATGTTTTTCCTTTAGTTCGCAACTACATGTCACGCTCTAATCCTTCAAAGACAATAATAAGACTAGATGCTCGTAAACCAGAAGATTATGAGAGAAGACAGGTAAATCAAGACTTTCTTAATTGGGAAATGAACGAAATGGTTACTACATCTTTATTTTATAGAATGTACTTCTCAGGATATATGAATGGATGGGGTTATGCTAAGACAGGGTGGAACTATCAGCCTAAGATTGTTATAAAAGGTGACAATGGTAAAGAAGTAATAATGCGTGAGATTATAAACCGAGCCGATGCTAAATTTGTTCGATTTAATGACTTACTTATTCCTAATCAAAATATCCCAAATATCCAAGACCAACCCTATGTTGCTGAACTTATCCAGATGAATATCGGAGATATGCTTGATGACAACGAAAGAGAAGATAAATGGGATAAATCTTGGTTAGCAGAACTTAAAAAGAATGGTGCAGAGAAACACTTACTTGATTACCAGATTGACTTTGTAACTGATGACTCTATGGATGAAGACATGGCTTTCAAATCCGCAAATGTAGCTTTGGTTTGTATGTATACCAAACAAGGTGAAGTGTTTTATATTCCATATAAAGGTGAGAGTCAGATAGTAAACCTAGATACAACTAATCCCTACTGGCATGGTCACTATCCTTATATTGGATTCTGTCCTTTCCCAGAAGATGACAACTTCTATTCTATGGCTCTAGTGGATGTTGTTGGCGACCTACAAATTGCCGCTACTGAGATTCTTAATCAAACACTTACTAATATCCGCCAAATCAACTCTGATATGTGGATTGCTGGTACAAGTGCAGCTCAAACTCCAGACTGGCAGTTTACTAAACGACCTAATGGAATTATTCGTGTCGCTGGTGATGTTACCCAGATCCAACAGGTAAATCAAAAAGACAACACTATGCAAGCTCTCAAGATGGCAGATGCTATCCAGGAAAAGATTGAACGCTCTGGTGGTATTTCTAGTCTTTACTCTAGTGGTGCTCCAAGTGATAATATCAATCAGACTGCTCGTGGTGCTCAAATCATTGACCAAAATATCGAAACCAATATGCGGATGATTATCGACCTATTTGGAGAGCAGGTAATAAAACAAATGGGAGAACACTTCCTAGAACTAAATGCTCAATATGTGACTGAGGAACAGACCTTCTTCGTAACTGGTAAGAAGAATGTTAGAAATTTGATTCAACTAGACCCAAGCATGGTTACTGCTAACTTCGATGTATCTGTAAACGCTGAGAGAATGGTTAAACAGACTCCTGCAAGTAGACAAGCATCTCTACAAAATCTAATGACAATACTTGGTGCAGAAGCACAAAAGAATGGAGTTATGACAGATATTACACCTATTGTAGAAGCTCTTATTGATTCTTACCCAGAGATGGATAATGTCGATGATGTTGTTACTTCAATTGATGAAAAGAGTGAAAGAGATATTGCTATGATGGAAAGAGGTCAGGAAGTTGAGGTTAAAGTAAAAGATCCTCATATGGAACTTATGCAATATGCTCAGATTCATCTTGAAGATAATGTAGATGCTTACCAAGCAAGTCCTATGGCTAAAGATATTATGAGTGCTTTTGGTAAGTATTTTACAGACCATCAGAGATTTATGCAGACAGAGCAAAAAATTAAAGCTATGTCACAACCAGTAATGCCTGGTGTTGGTTCCCAGAAAGATTTAATGGGAGAGATGGGGAATCCTCAAGCTGGACTACCAGTAGCAACATCTAATCTTGGTAATATAGGACAACAGTAAAATGCAGTTCGATATACTTAAAAACCTTTTCCAGAGTGTAATAAACTCAATTCAAAATACTGGAGTTTCCGCTGTTAAGACTTTAAAAGACAATACTTTCAAAGTTAGTGTAATCAATCCAGTAAAAAAAGTTGAAGTAGAAGGTAGTGTGGTGGTAAAAAATCAGAGTTATTTAGAATCTAAAGTTCTTAAAATAGATGAATCTATAAAAGAGCTTGATAAATCAGTCAAAAACGAAGCAAAATTAGAAAGAACAGTTAAGGTTTCTGGATTAGAAAAGATGTCCAGTAAAAGCAATCAACTTACTTCTGAGATTACTAAGGCTATAAAAGAAATAAAAATACCCAAATCTTTTGAGGTATCTAATCAAATCGACAATACTTCTAGTATTAAAGAGATGATTGGTAAGGTAAGTGATGTAGAGCAAGCGGTAAAAAGACTTAAATTAGACCCTCAGATACACATAGAAGCTCCTAAACCAGTTATAGTGCCACCATCATCAGTTACCGTTGAAAAGACAGAGATTGACTATCAAAAACTGAGCGAGGCTATAACTAAAAAACTTCCAGAAGGAATAGATTATAAAAAACTATCATCTGTTCTTTCAAAAGAAATGTCTAGTATAGTTATATCTGGTGGTTCTGTTAAAAGTAGTAGTTCTTTTTCCAATAACGCTGGATTAAAAATCCCAGCATTACTTGATGATGATAGACATGTTCAGGTTGATGTCTTAACAATGCCATCTGTAACTATTCCTCCAGTAACTATTCCCCCAGTAACAATAGACACCACTGGTCTAGCTATTGAATCTAAACAACAATTTGACGCTTTAACAGATGCTCAACTAAGGGCTGCACCTGTTCCAGTTTTAGCCTCAATAGATACCACAGGACTAGCCTTAGAGAGTAAACAACTTCCAAATAATCATCAAGTAACAGTTTCCAATCAACCAACAGAGTTTCCACTACCATCTGCACAAGTTGCTACTTTAACCCCACCTGCTGCAATAACTGGATTTGCTACAAGTGCTAAACAAGACACACTTCTTAACGAACTTAAACTTAAAGCTAATTTAACAGATACTCAACCAGTATCTCTTGCTGTAGCACCAATTACTCCAGTAACAGGTACATTCTGGCAAGCCACACAGCCAATCTCAGGAACAGTAACTGCAAATACAGGACTAACTCAACCTTTAACTGATACACAACTTAGGGCAAATCCAGTTCCCATATCAGGTACTGTGGCTGCAACAAATGCAGGAATAACCACAATTGCAGGGGCAGTATCTGGCAATAAAATGCAGGTCGATGTCATAACCATGCCCACTGTAAATGTAAATACTCACGCAGTCACAGCCACTGACCTAGATATTCGTAACCTAACAAATACTGATGTAGTAACAGCAGAACTTAGTGCAGTTGATAATGCTGTACTAGACAACATAGATACAAGTACCGCAGCAACAAGTACTGTACTAGGCTCTAAAACTGACGCTAAATCTACCGCTACTGATTCAACTTCTGTATCGGCAATGCAAGTTCTCAAGCAAATCTCAGCAAGTTTACAGTCACCTCCAAGCCAGCCGGTGACATTTACAGGAAGTACGGATGTAGCCACACAAACTACTCTAGCTCTTATTAAAGCTAAAACAGACAATATCCCCCCTTTAGGACAGGCACTAAATACAGCTTCTGTTCCAGTAGTCCTTACTGCAGCTCAAATGGCAACCTTAACTCCAGTAACGGCAGTTACGGTCACAAACGCTACAGCAGCTAACTTAAAAGCAGAGGTAACTGGTGCTACATCAGGATCAGGTACATCTACAGGAGCTTTAAGAGTAGAGCTACCAACTAATGGTACTGGAGTTGTCGGTCTTAACGCTGGAACTAATGCAATTGGTAAACTAACCTCAAACTCTGGTGTAACTATCGGTGCAGTTGAAATAGCTGCATCCCAAACTCTATCTACTGTAACTACGGTAGGAGCAGTAACAGCAATAACTAACGCTCTACCTACAGGAACAAATGCAATAGGAAATGTAGGGATAATCCCAAGAACAACTGGAGGTCTAATACCATACCATCTAGTATCTGCAGGCTCAACTAACGCAACAGTAGTAAAAGCTAGTGCAGGTCAGTTATTTGGTTGGTTTATCTACAACTCAAATGCTGCAGCCCGTAAGTTAGTGTTTCACAACACAGCCTCAACCCCTACGGCTGGTTCATCAGTTTACTTCTCAATAGTAATACCTCCAAATTCTGGTGCTAATGTATTCTCTGATATAGGTATTGCTTTCTCTGCTGGTATTGCTATTACTACAGTAACTGGACTAGCTGATAGTGATGCCGTAGCTGTTGCAGCAAACGATTTAATTATTAACCTTTGGTACACCTAATGTCTGATACAAAAATTAGCGCTTTAGCCGATATAGTAACCCTAAAAGCAGGTGATAAAGTCCCTGTGGTTGATTCTGCTGATTTAACAGTAACTAAAAATGCCACAATGACTGAGGTTCTTACTTTCACTAAAGACAAAACAGGTATCACTGGTTTACTTAAAGGCAATGGAACTACGATTTCAGCAGGAACTGATGGAACAGATTACTACTCATCAGCCCAGGCAATACCAGCAGCTAATGTACCAAATGGTATTACTACAATAGCTACTGCTCTTTTTTCACAATCAATGTCGGCTGGAACCTACTACTATATTCCTAATTCAGCCCTAACAATGCCCGCTGTTTCTAAAACTGGTGGTGGTATGTCTACAAACACAACAATGAGATGGAATTTCATGATGAATAAGACTGCTGCTGGGACTGGTGCTTTCAACATTCGTATTTTAAGAGGCACTAATGGATCTATTGCTGATACTGCTGATGTTACCCAGTCTATTGGAACTGCCACTGCTGCCGTAGATATTGCCGAGGTTATCATTACATTAAAAGTTACTGCTACTGGAGCTACAGGATCATATACTTGGGGGATTTCTGTTTATCATAAAGCAGCTACAGCTACAGGTTTTGGAACTACTGATGCTACCCCATTCTTTGCAGGTACAGTTTCATCTGTAGCAATGAATACAGCTTCTTTGAAATTTGGTATTGCTTTAATGGGAACAACTGGAACAACAGCATTAGTAGTATCTGGATTGAATGGGGAAGTCAATAACATGAACTAATATGGCAAACTATTTACTTAATGAAGATGGCACATTTCTCTTAAATGAAGATGCTTCACAAATACTCCTTGAGGAGCTGATTGTATCAGCTATTAGTCTGATAGCGTTACTTGGTGTAGGTTAAACAACACTCATACACTTATTCTAAGAAGTATAATTAAATTGATATACAAAATAGGAGAAAATTATGGCAGCATTTGACCCACAAAAGAAACCAGACTTACACATCATTCGTGGTGATACGGTTAATATCCAATTTCAAGTAGATATGGATTTGACTGGTACGACTGTCTTTTTCACTGTAAAACCAGCTTTAACTGATGATGTTGGAGATACTACTGCTGTAATTTCTGTTGAAGTTGCTAGTCATGATGATCCTGCAAATGGACACACTATTATTCCTTTAACTGCTGATGATACTAATGTTACTCCTGGTGAGTATTACTATGATATTCAAATTAAAAATGGATCAAGTATTGTTAGTATTCCTGCAAGAAAATGTAAGATTTATGCCGATGTCACACGAAGGACTTCTTAAATGAGTGAAGCAAATATAACTGCAACCATTACACAAGCTCCTGCAATCACATCTACTGTGACTCAACCTGAGATTACTGCAACTGTTGTAGCAATTGGGCCAAAAGGAAATACTGGAGATACTGGTGCTCAAGGAATACAAGGTATTCAGGGTATACAAGGAATACAAGGTATTCAAGGTATCAAGGGAGATACTGGCGCTTCAATAACTAGCGGTGCTTTTGTTGCAAATGATTTAGTATTTACCAAAGATGATACTACAACTGTTTCAATCGTAGATGCAAAGATAAACCTAAAAGGCGACCAGGGTATTCAAGGAATACAAGGCGAACCTGGAGATGGTGTTACTCCTCAAGCTGTAGGATTTACTGTAACAGGAGGAACTATTCCTAAGACACTCACTGTAGCTCTTGATGCTTCTGTTGCTGGAACTAATACTGGTGACTCATCTGGTCATAGTGCTTTAGCTCCAATAGACAATCCTACATTTATTACAAAGGTAACAACTCCTGCCATTAAAATAACAAATGGTGCAGGTGCTAGTAAGGTTTTAACCTCTGATGCTAATGGTGATGCTACCTGGAAAGACCCAGCTACTTCTGTATCAGTTACAACTAAAGGTGATTTACAAACATTCTCTACTGTACCTGAAAGACTAGCAAAAGGAACTGATGGTTATATTCTTGAGTCAAGATCATCAGAAACTACTGGTCTTAAATGGATACCATCACCATCTACTCCAAGTGGTACTATTATGTTAATTAGTCAGGTATTTAATTGAGATTAAAAAAGGAGTTATATGGCAACAGTCGTTAAAAGGAAATTATCAGGTAGTACAGATGGTGCTCCAATTAAAGTTGTAGCCACAGCTACAGCAGGTACAACTATTCATACCGCAGTAGCAGGAACAACAGCAGGTACATTTGATGAGATTTGGCTTTATGCTTACAACTCACATACTGCTTCTGTTGAACTAACTATTGAGTATGGTGGTCCTACTGCTCCTGACCAGAATATCAAAGTTACACTGGCTTCTAAATCTGGTTTATCTTTGATTGTCCCAGGACTTATTCTTCAAAACTCTCTGACAGTTAAAGCCTTTGCTGGAACTGCTAATGTAATAACTATTAGTGGTTGGGTGAACTCAATCACAGACTAAAATATGGCAGATGCAACTGGTGGAACAATTACCTATAGTAGTGGGTATACAATCCATACCTTTACTTCTGGGACTACAAACTTTGTAGTACCTGGATCTGGTTATATTGAATATCTAATTGTTGGTGGAGGTGGTGGTGGAGGTGGAGGTGAAAGTCAAAATGGATTTGGTGGTGGAGGTGGTGGAGGTGGTGGTGGTGCAGTTTTAACTGGTAATATATCAGTAACAGATCAGACATATTCTATTGTAGTAGGTGCTGGTGGAGTTGGAGGTGCTTCTTCTTCTTTTGACTCATCTTCAAGTGGTACAAACGGTGGTGATTCTAGTGGATTTGGATTAACCGCTTCTGGTGGAGGTTATGGTGGTAAAGACTGGGGAGTTGGTGGTAATGGTGGAAATGGTGGAGGATCTGGTGGTGATTCTGGACTAGCCGGTGGTACTGGAACTCAGGGATATAATGGAGGAAGTGCTGGTAGTCGTGGTGGAGGAGGTGGTGGTGGTGCTAGTCAAATTGGAGAAGCTGGTGGAACAGATGGAACTGGTCAAGGTGGAGATGGAGGAGAGGGAGTTTCAATTTCAATATCTGGCTCTGCTTTAGTTTATGGTTCTGGAGCTGGAGGAGGAGCAGGTAATACATCTGGAGGAACTGTCGGAGGAACTGGTGGAACAAGAGCTGGTAATGGTGGAACAAATGGACCAAGTGATGGAAGTGGTACTAATGTCCCTACTGCTGGAACTGCAAACTCAGGAGGAGGTGGAGGTGGACAAGGTGCTGGAAATGGTGTTTCAAGACCTGGAGCTAATGGTGGCTCAGGAGTAGTTATTATTAGATATTTAACCAATTCTCTTAATGTTGGTTCAACAAATTATATTTCTTTACCCAGGCGTGGAAGATACCCTGGAAATATAAACGAGGCATAAATGGCAGACGCAACAGGTGGGACAATTACATATACAGATAGTGGAGGAATAAATCCTCGCTCATCACCAGCTTATTCTGGTGGTTATACTGTTCATACTTTTACATCTGTTGGTAATACTAATTTTGTAGTTCCTGGTTTTGGAGTTGTGGATTACCTTGTAGTAGGTGGAGGTGGTGGAGGAAGTGGTGGTGTTAATACAGTAAACTATGGAGGAGGTGGTGGAGGTTCTGTTGTAAGAACTGGATCTGCTTTTGCTGTTACTCCTCAAACATATGTAATTACAGTAGCTGGAGGTGGTTCTGGAACTACCACATCAAATGCAAGTAATGGTGGAACTTCTGTATTTTCTTCTATTTCTGCTGTTGGTGGATATGGTCATGCTAATGCTTCAAGAACTGGAGGTGGTAATGCTGACTATACTGGCGGAACAGATAGTACAGGAACAAATTGTGGTGGTGGAGCTGGAAGTGGAGCAAATGGTTCTGGAAAAAATGGTGGAACTGGTACAGTAAGTTCAATAAGTGGAATAAGTGTTGGCTATGGTGGTGGTGGAGGTGGAAATACTGAAGGTGCTTCTGGTGGTAGTGGAGGTGGAGCTGGTTCAACTTCATCTAGTTTTGCTGGTACTGCAAATACTGGTGGAGGTGGTGGTGGAGCAAATGCTACACTTGCTGGTGGAAATGGAGGATCTGGAATAGTTATTATTAGATATTTAACAGACTCTTTTGTTAATACAACTGTAAACTATCTAAAGAGATACCGCAGAGATAGAATACCTGGTTTGGTAAATGCAGTCTAATTTGACAGACTATAAATTAAAGCCTAGTATGGAGTAATTATAATAATTGGAGATAAATATGGCTATTGAATATCGCAAGAAAGAAGTCAAAAAAGAAGTAGAAGTTAAAGTAGAAAACAAGAGAGTATTCTCATACTCCAAAGAGGGTACAAATCTATCTTTTACTCTCTCCTTGGATAATATAGTAGAACTTAAAGCCTTCAAAGAATGTATGCTTTTAGCCTTAAAAGATATAAATGAGACTATTGAGGAAATAAAGTAAAATACATATGAAGAAAATAGTAAGTAAAGAGGAATATGAACTAACAGCAGACCAATCTGCTACTGCTAAGTATTTTCTTACACACAAGAGATTTGAGTTTATTCGTGGATATTTAAGTGATGTACAAGAGGATATAGAGGCAAGAATACTTAATAATACTATTAGAGAAGTTCAAGAAGAACATACCGTAAGTGGTATTTTAAAGCGTGTACTCATTACACCAAAGAAAGAACAGATAGATGAGTTGTCTGGAAGATATAAAATGGTAAATGATTTTATGAACTGGATAGATACTAAATCAAGAAGCAAAGATGAAATGGAAGAAGCTGAGTTACAAGGTAAAGTAATTATAGAAAAGAGTAAAGAACAATGAAGTTCGATAAACCATTAGATACCTGGATTGATGAAACAGTAATGGTTCGTGAGGTTGTACCAGAGATAGATAAAGAAAAAAATAGAGTAAAACTTACCTATAAAGATGTACCATATCAACAGAAGACAATGTATGTTAATCCAATAGCTCAGAACGCCAAGTGTGAAGATGGACAACACAACTGGAGATGTGAAGATAAACATAAATATCTATTTGCCTGTTCAAAGTGTCCATATCACTTCCAAGCATACCCAACTACCTATAAGTTTGAAGACAATCATCTAATCCATAAGTTCACAGGTAGAGTGATTTGACCAATTAGGATACATACCCATTATTTTCCATTTATACTGTAATTGTTACAAGTAAATACGCCTTTACTTTAGCGGAACTTCGGGGGGCGACCCTCGTTATATAAATCGTTAGGTGAAGTAAAAGGCAAAGGAGGTAAATATGGCAGACTCAGAAGGGTCGGTCTTTGTAGAAGGTTCTGATATGGAGGAGTCTGAAGATTCGTCTTTAGAAACCACCAATGAGGAATCGGAAGTCCAAACTGAAGCTGAAAAGCAAGGTAAGGACAACTCTCAGAAACAGGAAACTGAATCTGAGGTCGCACCTGTACAAAAGAGTGATGTAAAAGTCACCGAAAAAGGTACTAAGTTAGATGAAAATCCGCTTTCTGCGGTTCATCAAAAACTAGCCAATGCCGAAAGGCGTGTAAAGGACATGGAGGCTGTACTCCGTGATCCAGAGACACTTATGAGATACCTCGATGTGTCTGGCTATAAAAAGGGAGAAACTGCTAAGGCTGAAACCAAAGCTATTGAACCCCTAATGAAAATTGATGTGAATAAGTTACAGACAGCAGAAGATGTAGCTGAGATGCTAAATGGTTTACAAACTTCTTTTATGGAGAAGATAAATAAATCTGAGGAAACAATAACTAACTTAACAAAGCAACTGCAAAGTCTAGGCGAATCTCGTAGAGTAGATCAAATTTCATCTACTATGTCGAGTGATGTCTCAAAAATCAGGGGTGAATACCCTGAGTTAGACCCTAAATCTGGTGAAGGAGTCTACAACTCTGAACTAGAAAAGGACATTGCAGAACTGTACCATAGTCTTGACTATGATGAGCATACTGGTAAATATAAGGGATCAATTTCTTTATACCAGATTGCTAAACAAGTTATGTCAGCTGCTTCTAAAGCCCGTAAACAAGGTAGCGAGCAGGCACAAACTGAAGTCAGGAACAAACAAACAGGTAAGATTGTAACCTCTAGTAATAAAACAACTGCTAAGGAAAGTGAAAGCTCCGACCCAGGTTTAACTATTGCTAGTAGAGTTAGTAGGGCATTAAATTATAAAAAATAGGAGGAAATATGACCGCACAATACGGACAGCGTTCTACTCTCTCTGCGAGTGAGCTTGACTTACATATCAATATAGAAGATATGATTGCCAAGTATCCAGACCCACGCATTGAGCTATTAAAAAGGTTATCGGGTAAAAACTTCAAAGCTGAAGTTAAGTCACACAAGTATGAATGGTCAGTTAGAGATAACCGCCCAATCAAGGCTCGTGTTGTAAACTTGACGGTTGCTAGTGGTGCTACTTCAATGATTGTTGATACCGCAGGTGTCTTCAATGTTGATGACACTTTCCGTAAGCCATCAGGTGAAATTTGTGTTGTTACTGCCATTGATGGTGGTGTCAATGTAAGTTTCCGTACTCTTTCTGGTACACCAGCTGCTTTGTCTGCAGGTGATGAAGTCACGGTTATTGGTGGAGCTACCGCACAAGGTAAGAACGCCGATGCTATGGTTTCTACTGGAAAAGAAGACATGTTCAACTACACTCAAATTATTGAGGATGTCGTTGATTTGTCTGGTACAGAGCATGACGCTCTTATTAGAGGTGAGGAAAACTCTGGACAGCTCATTGCTCGCAAACAGCGTGAACTTTCAGAGAAACTACAAAACACTCTGATTATCGGTGCTCGTACTAAAAACGACAGCATGAAGACCTATACAATGGGTGGTATTAAGTACATGATTGATACTTATGCTCCAGAAAATGTAATAGACTTCGGTGGTTCGGGTACTTGGTCAGCAGATGCAACTGTTATCGGTAAACTCGATGACGCATTTGACAAAATCAGTGCCAAGAACTTCGACAAACCAGTTATGTATGTAGGTGCTAAGTTCATGCGTAAGTTCAAACTTGTGCAAGACGACTTGGTGCGTACTACACTAGCTAACAAAGATCGTGGAGTAGGTGTCGTAGACACTTATCTTTCCCACCTCTTTGGGAATGTTGATGTAGTTCTCTTACAAGAGAGAGCAGGTCTGATGGATGACCTAGTATTCATGGTAGATGAGTCTCAAATCGGCTACAAAGCAATGCGTAACCGAGGCTGGTTCACTACCCCACTTGCTAAACTTGGCGATTCTTATCGCTGGCAGGTGCTTGGTGAATATACATTTAAAATGGATATTCCTGAGAGTGCTGTGTATCTACACAATCTTGGTGTATAAATCTAAACGAAAATTAGTCGGAGAACCCCTAGAAATAGGGGTTTTTCGTATCTATACCCCCTCTACTCTTATGTAATGATTAAACGGTATGATTAGTTAATTATTTATTAGCGAAAGGACAACACATGTCACTAGCAACAACCCGTACAATTTTTGTACTAGGTCGTGAGCAGGATGGCAATCGTGAAGTCGATGTCGTAGAAAGTGGAGACACTTACGATTTCGATTCCAATACCATTTCTACTTATACCGCAGGAAACGCAAGTTTCCCTTATGTAGCTGCATAAAAACAACTCTCCTGGATATGGGGTGGGGTAGTAAAATGCCTCACCCCTTTTGGGATAAATCCAATAAATAAGACAAACGAACCCATTACAAACTAAAATATACTTATGAGTACAATAACAAATCAATCTATTAAGACATTAGCAGATGTAATGAATTTTATGTCACCTTTTGCTGGAGGATCTGTACCAGCTACTACCGACCAAGAATATACTGATTGGATAAGGTGGATTGTTAATAAACAAGAGGAATATGCTCGTAGAGGTTTCTGGCGTAGATTGCTTAAAAGAGATACAACTGAGATAGATTCTAGTGGTGTTACTGTTCTACCAGATGACTTTAACCGTTCTAATGGACTTTATATTTTTGAAGTAGATGGAGTTGATTGGGCTGAGGAAAATAACGAAGCTCAACAGACTATATTTGTAGAGATGATAACTGACTCTACAAGTGAAGATTTTGGTAAATGGCAAGTAGTTGTTTCAAATCCTCCAACTACAACGAAAGCAGTAACTATCTGGTATTTTATAAATCCTCCTGCTCCTACTGCAAGTACAGATATAATTCTCCTTCCAGGAGACATGATTGCTTATGGTGCTTTAGCTGAGTACTTCCGTACTACTGGTGCTGAGGGTTCTCAAGATAAAGCAGAAGAAGATGCTGAAAATAGATTTTCTACTTATATGTCTATGGAGATGATACCTCCTAAATATGAACTATTAAGATTTACCACAAGAGGTACTAAAAGAGTGGACTATATCGAAAATGCCAAAAGTAGGTATCACCGCCCTTATAGAAACACTCAGAGGTAAAATATGCCAGGAATGTGGACTAAAAAAACTCGTAGACGAAATCCGCCAATTAAAAGGTCTGGTTCAAAGGGATTTCCTGAGGGTTTAAATACTATTGCTCATGGTTCTACTCTTAAAGATACAGAGTTATCTGAGTTAATAAATGGTATTTATTCTCAATATGGAACTATCTCAAAACGCCAGGGTACTCAAGTTATAGGTAATGAAGCTACTAATGGTACTAAAATAAATCAACTACAGGCAACTTATCAGGTTGGTGGAAAAGATAGATTTATTCGTATTTCAGATAGTGGTAAGCCAGAAGTATATAACTTTACTACTCAGAAATGGGAACTTTTAACTGGTACTGAGCCAGTTGGTTATGTAGGAAGTAACCCTGCATTTACTTCTGGTACTCCTACATTTGATACAACAGTTATTACTTGGATAGTCCAGATTCAAACAAGATTATATTTTGCTAACTCTGTAAACGAACTTATTTATTTTGATGGTACTGCCTGGTTTATTTATAACACTCTAACTAATCCTTCTACTAAAGTAACTGTAGCTAAGACTGGTTCTGCAACAGGTTACACAACTTTCTATTATAGGTATGTCTGGTATAACGAAGTAGGAAACACACTTGCTTCTCCTATTTATACTAGCGGAGATGCCTCTGGTACTGGGTATAAAGAAAATATGCCAGTTACACTAGATACTTCTACATATTTAACTCTTACACTACCTGCTGCACCTGCTGGGACTACTAAAGTTGGTATTTTTAGGGGTACTAAAGTTGGTGAAGAAACTTACATGACTGATGTTGATCCTACTGTAACTACATTTGTAGACAAAGGAGAAACAGTCCCAAGTGAGGTATTTGGTGTCCCTACTGATAATACAACTAAGGGTTATCACTTTAGATTACTTGATTCATATCGTGGTTCTTTAGTTGGAGTTACAACTGAACTTGGTGCAGACACTCTTGTTTGGTCTGGATATTTAGAGAAATATGGCTCATTTGGTGTACCTGATGGTGCTGGCTATCTTCCCTACCGTAAAGGTGAGGGTTCTACAATCAATGCAATTAAGACATTCGTGGCTAGTAATGAAGACGCTTTATTTATATGGAAAGATAATGTCTTTGGTAAGTTCCAATTTGTAGACCTAAATCGTGCTGAATCTGCTGGGACAATAAAAGATATTAACATATCAGTTGGTTCACTCTCTCCCTTCTCTCCTCATATTGCAGGCAATAATCTTCGCTTCTGGTCAAGAGATGGAGCTGCTTCTGTAGGTAATGAGGCTAACTACGGTACTATTCTTCGCTACTCAGTACTTTCTCTAAGAGCTGATTCTATTGTCAAGCAGGTTACTTCTGCTAATATATCTGAGGTTTGTGGTGCTTTTCACAATCACTTATCTTTATTTGGTATTTCTACAGATATAGCTGGTAATGGGAATAACTCTATTCTTTCTTATGATGAAAGATATAACGCATGGGCTTTGTGGACTGGTGTATATCCTAAAGTATTTGCTAAGATGATTGGCCCTGATAAAGTCGAAAAACTATATTATGGTTCTTCAAAAGACGCTAATGTTCTTGAGATGTTTACTGGTAGAACTGACTATCGTACCTCGAGTGGTACTGGAAATAAGATTGTTTTATCTTTAACTACTAAGCAATATGACCAGGGTTTACCAGACCAATTTAAGAGATATGATAAAGCTACTATAGTATTTGGTGCTTTATTTGGTAATGGTACAACTGTTGGCGTTATTCGCTCTGGTTCAAAGGGTGTTTCAAATGATACAAGACTACGGATCTCATCTGACCCTACCTTCTCTGGTTTTGGTGCTGATGAATGGGGCTATCAAGAAATTGGTAGTATGGGAGAAGATGATGGTGGTTCTACATTAAATATACGCTATATCAATCTAAAACAGCAAGACCTATTCTGGGTTAAGATAAATATCCAAAATGATGGTATGGAAGATGAAATTGATATTCTTGGTATCTATATTTATTATTCTACATCTAATAAACCTCTACCATTTACATCTAAGCTGAGGGTATTAGCCTGACATACATGGTAGATTTAACATAAAATATATATATATATAAACATACGGAGGAAATATGAAAAAACAAATCAAAAAAATAATGAAGAAAGAGTCAAAAAAAGAAGAGAAAAGAGATTTTGGTAAAGAGATGAAAAAAGAATCTTCTGAGAAAAAAGTCGGTGCTTTTGACATGATTCTTAAAAAAGCTAAAAGGAATTGATAAATATGAGTCTATACCAAGCAAATGATAAATATAGAGCAAAACTAAGAGCAACCTGGATTTCTGACCCTGCTGCAACAACTTTAGCTGTAGATTCTTTACCACCAAATTTACCTACTTTAGTTACTGTTGGTTGGAAGACTGAGTTTGAGACTACATTTATTGTTACTGGTTCTTCGGGTTCATCTTCATCTGATTACGCACTTACTGGAGTAACTCGTCTTAAAGGTGCAAATACTAACCTACCCGAAAATATGGCTGTTAACTGTCTCAATAATGAGGAATTCTTCAATCAATACTCTCAATTTGTTAATGATAAGTTTTTACAGATGGCAGAACAAAATTCAGCTCCTACTACTCCTGCTTCTGGATTTATTCGTCTTTATGGTGGTTCAGATAATAAATGGCATATTAAGAATGATGCTGGAGTAGTTTCTACTCTTGGTGAAATATCCGATGAATGGATTGATGTAGCTGATGGAGCTACTATGACCTTTGATTTAAGTAATTTAACTAATAAACTTAAATTTAAATGTGGTGCTTTAACTGGTAATAGAAATTTTGCAATAACTAATCCTTCTCCTGGTCTCGCTTTTATGATTCGTATCCCTCAAGATGCTGTTGGTTCTAGGACTGTAACCTGGTTTGATACTGCTAGTGATACTGTAACCATTACAATAGCTACTCCTTGTGTAATCACTACAACCATTGATATGAAGACTGGTACTCCTGTTAAGTTCTCAACTACTGGTGCTCTACCAACTGGTATAACTGCTGGGAATACTTATTACTGGATTCGACAATCTGCAACTACTGGAAATATAGCTTCTTCAAGAGCAAACGCTATTGCTGGTACTCAGATTGCTACTTCTGGTTCACAATCTGGTGTTCATACAATGAAACCACAGATTCTCTGGCCGATTGGTGTAGTGCCTACTTTAACTACTACTAAATTATCTTTTGACGATTTTGGATTCCTGGTTCATTCAACTGGACAAATAACAGGAACTATTATTGCTCAAGATATGTAGGATATAATTATGTCAATGCCAGTAGGCGGAACAATAACTTATTTAGATAGTAATGGAGCAAATGCTCGTTCTTCACCTCCTTATATTGGTGGATATACTGTTCATACCTTTACTTCAAG